ATGTTTAACCAAAACCAGATAATCACTTATCCAGCAACCTTTTTAGGTGCAAAAAAATTCAAAGGCGAAATTGACGGCTCGCAGATTGACAGTTGTTCCGTCTTGGTCGCCACACCGCTCCCGTCTCAATCGGGTAACGCCGTCGGCTTCACCGCAGCGCAGATGAAGTTCGGTTCAGCCGATAACTTTGCAAAGTTGGCAAACCTCAGTTTCCCTTGCGAAGTCATGATTACCGTAGAGATGACATCGACAGGCAAAGGCATGGTTCCCAATCTGAAAGAGTTCCAAGTACAAACAGAGGCAAAGCCGAAAGGCTAAATCATGAAATATAAAGAACGGTTCATAGTTCAGGATTTGGAATCACACGAATTCATCTATCCCGATCCGTTTGGCGATACAGGTTTTACCCAAAACCTAAAATCTGCCGGGCATTTTGAAAGCTATGAAGACGCATTTAATGCTGGAATGGAAGAAATAGGCGGCGGATTTCAAATCTTCGCGTTTTACCTGAAAGAAGAATAAGTTCACAGGCTCGGCGGGCGGTCTGTAAAACCTTTCACAAAGCCCGCAATTAAAGGATTAAAAATGAATCAGAAATTACCCCTATCATTCAAATTAAGTTTGGGCGGGTTGGTTTTTTTCCTACTGGTTTTAATTGCATCAGTTTGGTACCTGTACGGTTAAAAGACTTGCGGTAAGTCTGAAAACAACCGCATCACTTTTTTATCAACCCTTATTGAAAGGAAAACGCTATGAAACTCTTAAACGTAGCAAAAAAATACGGCAATAAAGTTATTGCTGCAACAGCCCTGACAACCGCTTCAGCTTTGGCTGCTGCCGATGGCGTCGATTTATCAGCTATCGGTACGACCGCTGCCGCTGAGATTGCAAAATTTGCCATTATGGTATCTGCAATCGGTGCTGCCGTTCTGTCGGTTATCGTGTTGATGCAAGGCTTCCGCATGGCCTTTAGCATGGTTCGAACGGCCAAATAACTGAAAGGGTAGGACATGGGGTATCGCGTCGGATTGCAATGCTTTTCATCGAACGAAGAAGCGCATGACTATGTATTGTCTCAAGTCCTACCTACCGTAACGGCGGATGGCAAAGTCGTCCGCCCTTATAAAAACGGCAAAGACTGGTATTTGAACGAGCAGAAAATCAATTTGAGCTTCCCGCAATGCGACATAGCCGAACAAATACAATTCGGCGTATTGGTCGGCGCGCCGTTCATAGTCTTATTGGTGCTCGTATTTGGTATCAGGATGATAAAACGGCTGATTGAATCGGTTACGGAGCATCAAGGGGGTGGCGATGATTGACTTTTGGTTTTTATACGGATTCGGCGCGGTCTGTTTGGCATCGCTGATATTTTTTTGATATTCAAAAAGGGTATAATCCCGACTTTTGCAACTGTTAAGAAAGTTAGGATTATGTTTTATATTTCAGAAGAAGAATTGAGATTCAAAAAAGATACGAATCCCGATTATTTAAATGAAAAATTGTGTCATGTTTTTATAGCTGAAATGTTCAAACTTAAAGAAATTTATCCAATTTCTGATTTCAAGAACATGGTAAAAATCGCAGCCCAATATTTTTTAAATAGAACATATCTTGATGATATGTTGGTTTTTTTTGAAGATGGCTCGTATTTGAAATTTCAGTTTTTAGAACATGGCTTTGAATGCAAAGAGTTCTATGATGGTCAGATTTCAACGGCTTATTATTATGGCCGTTATTCTATTAGGATGTAATTTTGCTAAAGCTGAATTAGTAGTTGAGCCAAATGGAAGAGTTCGTGTTCCTACGGGTGGATTTAATCAAAATGGCGTTAGAACTTGGCGTTATTTAGATAACGGGCGTGGCGGCATGGGTGGGAATATGTTCTATCATGAAACTGCCAGTAAATCTTTATCTGTCCGCGAAGCTTCAACAGGTCTACGATCTGCTTCAACGGTTCCCGTAACCATCGAAGCTAATGTATCACGTCAACGGGTTCTATCAGGCGCATTCAGTCTAGTCAAAAGAGGTGCAGCCCTAGGAACAAGGGTGAGCGGTTGGGGTACAGCCGCATATTTCGCCTACGAAGCCTACCAAGCCGTCAAAGGCGATCTTGAGTCCGCAGGCTACATAGCAGATGAAAGCGGAACATTCCTAAAAACCTACGATGACGCCCTATGTATTTTGACTTGGCAAGGGGACAAAAAGGTTTACTCAAACTGTATTCCTTTGGATTCATCACTAGTACGAGCTTATGAAAAAGGCGGACAAAGCCAAAAAGAAGCTGAATTCTTGCTGAAAAGCAGAACAGAAAGAGAAGCGCGTAAATATTTTGAGCAACTTAAAGCCCGCGATCATTGGTATGACGGTTATATTTTCAAAGAATGCATAATTGGATCAATCAGTGCGCGTTGCAGTATTGACAAAAAGGGTGATGTAAGAAGCCCGATACTTTTTGAACGTCTGAAAAACCGACAATCCGAAGTCCTCACCCCTGAAAAATTCCTCGAAATCGCCACACCCGCAATCGACCGAAATCCGACGCCATTCGTAGAAGGCGCAGGACGTCCCGATTATAGAGAAGACGTCCAAGTCGCCCCCGGAACATCAGTAACCATTGGCCCCGTAACAGGAAATGACAATAAGCCCGTACAAATCCAAATCACATTTGGACGAGACAGTAACGGCAAAACCACGGCAACCGTAAACACAACCCCGCGCCCCGACCTAACACCGGGCAGCCCTGCCGCTCCCAAAACAAACCCAACACCTACACCGGGAGAAAATGGCAAGCCAGGTTCACAGCCTGACCCCAATCCTGACGGAAAGCCAGGTTCGCAACCTGACCCAACGCCTGACGGCAGTCCGTCCGATAAAACCAAGCCAGACCCCGACGGCAGCCCCAGCGGCAAAGACAAGCCCGATCCAAATAACACACCCGATGGCAAAGACGACCCAAAACCCGACGACAAGCCTAAGGAGGATGACAAGCCCAAAGAAGACGGTGGTTTGCTCTGTAAAGTGTTCCCGAACATTTTGGCATGTGACGAATTGCCCGAGAAAGAAGAACCTAATTTAGAGATTCCCGAAGAACAAATAGAGCTGAATTTCACACCTGACAATACCTTTAGCGAGTATGGCGAATGCCCTGCTCCGGTAACGTTCCAGGCGTTGGGCGCGGAATACAAAATCAGTCTCGAACCAGCGTGTAATTTAGCTGCTATGATGCGCCCCTTTATTATCGCCATGGCTTGGCTGGTGGCTTCGTTCTTCGTGACCAGAGTCGTCAGAAATAACGCATAGGGGGATTTATGAAATTTTTAGCTGCTCTTGCTCCATATTTGATAAACCATGTTGTCAAATACATTCTGACTGCCTTAGGGGTGTCTATCATTACCTATGTCGGTTTTGACGCCCTTATGAGCAATCTTAAAAATCAATTTATAAGCAGCATGGGGGCGGTTCCCGCCGGTGCGATCCAAATTTTTTATATTGCAGGTGGCGGCGTTGTTCTGAATATTATGTTTGGCATGCTCGCCTTTGTCGTTACTTTTAAAACCCTGTCTAAATTAAGCTTCGGCAAGAAAGGATAAAGATGGCCGCCATTACCCTGATAACAGGCAAACCCAGAATAGGCAAAACCGCCTTTGCCGTCGAACTGCTTATGTTTGATGACTTCTATAAAGGTCGAAAAATCTTCTCCAATATCAACGGCCTTTTGATAGACCATCATAAACCGCCGGAAGGGCATAGCTGGGAAGACATGCACGAATGGCTGAAATGGAAAGAGAATATAGGTTCAGTTGTCATATATGACGAAGTCCAATATCTGTTTCCGACACGTTCCAGCGGTTCAAAAATGCCTGAAAACGTCGCCTTTTTGAACATTCACGGTCATTACGGTATCGACATGATACTAATCACACAATCGCCCAAGCTGCTTGACGTGAATCTGCGAGAAGTCGTGAACAAGCATATCCATATAGCTGCAAATAAAATGGGTGGCCTGACAAGGTTGGAATGGAACGAAGTAGCCTTAAATCCGACCCAACAGGCAAGAAACGCCTTGTCCAGTTCGCATAAAATCAGACAGGAGGTTTTTGAATACTACAAATCCGCCGAAGTGCATACCGCGCATTCCCACGTCAAATCAAGGTGGTATTACGTCATCATCGCCATGTTGTTTATCCTGCCGTGTATCTTAGGTTTGGTCGGATTCATGGGCTATAAGATGTATCAGGGTTACAAAGAAAAAGCAGGAATAACGGCACAGACCGATGCAGCAAAAGAACCTACCGGTTTTATAGTCAATTAA